GTATTAGCCTATACGATTGATCAGTACATTGAAATGAAAAAATGGCAAAATGGATTACTTGCAAACGGCATGAGACCAAGCGGTGCATTTGTGAGCGAGGCGCCTTTGAGCCAAACACAATATGAAAGATTGAAAGAGGAGGCTAAGAATTATCAAGGCGCGGCTAACACCGGGAAACCACTGATTCTAGAAGGTGGCTTAAAATGGCAGCAAATATCATACAATCCAGATCAATTTGATTGGAGTTCTGCACAAAAAATATTGTTGCGCGAAATAGCGGTTGTTCTCGGTGTAGCACCAGAACTCATCGGAGAGCCAGAATTCAAAACTTATTCCAATTTCCAAGAAGCTAACAGGCAGCTGTATTCTAACACTGTTATACCACTAGCAGAAATGATAATTGAAGAATTTAATAGAGAATTGTCGCGATATTTTTCTAACATTCTTATAGCAATTGATTATGATTCAATTGATGCATTGCAAGAAGAACAATCACATACGTGGGACCGTGCCGTTAAAGGAGTACAAGCCGGCATATTAACTCCAAACGAAGCCAGAGAATTGCTCGGATATAAACCGATAAAAGGCGGAAATTACACGATGGTATCTGCCAATCTTATACCTATGGGGTTGGGAATAGATGAGAGCGAAGAATGATATAAGAAAGTTATTCCCGCTTAACTTAGAGTATGGGCTTAAAAGATTGTTAAACAGTTATGAGCGCTATTTCACCGGCGAATATAGACGCATATGGGAAGAAGCAAGAGAAGAAAAATCTGTAACATTGTTAGAAAGTAAAAGTCTTGGATCTATCGTGCAAGATGTACTTTCAACCGTTGTGGCACGAGCTTTAACTAATACAGAAGATATGCTAAGAAACTTATATTTAGCTGCTGGTATTGTTGGCTTTGAATCTGTTATGGAAAACGTTGCAAAAGATAGGGTTCTGCGCTTTGTAGAAGTTGAATGGCGAAAACGCGGTGCCGGTCTTATAACTAAGATAAACAACGAGCAGCGTAATGTGTTAGAATTCGCGCTAAATTACTACATAGCGGCGGAACCTACATCGCCTTATGATTTGTCTAGAAAACTTAGACCGTTTATTGGACTCTCAGAACCACAGGCAAATAGACTACAGAAATTAGCAGAAGAATTAGGTAAAGAAATGTCGCCAGCACAAGTGCAAAAAGCGCTTGAAAAATACTCCCAACAAATGATAAGATATCGTGCTAAAGTAATAGCACGAACCGAGCTAAATTATGCGTATAACCACGGTGCAATAGCTAACATTAATGATATAATAGACGGAACAGATATTAAAGTTACTAAGATATGGCTAACAACAGAAGACGATAGACTGTGTGAAGAATGTGCAGCAATGGACGGAAAAAAGGCTGATTTAAATGGCAGTTTTGGAGAAGTAGACGCCCCGCCGCTTCACCCCAACTGCCGGTGTTCCATTATTTTTGATACAAAGTAAAAGTGAAGGAGGTATAATTATGAAAATAAGAAGTTTTCAAATTAAGAATCTTAGTTTTGAAGAACAGGATGGCTTTGCTTATTTTGAAGGTTATGCCGCCATATTCGGTAATGAAGATCTTACTGGTGATATTATAGAAAAAGGCGCATTTAGAAAAACGTTAGCCGACTTAAAGGCATCTAACAAAGTTATACCGCTGCTGTATCAGCACAACCCAGACAAGCCAATTGGAGTTGTAAAAGAAATTTTTGAAGACGATAGAGGATTGTACATCAAGGGCGAAATAAACTTGCAGACTGAAAAAGGCAAAGAAGCTTATGCGCTATTAAAGCAGGGCGCACTAAATGGCTTGTCTATTGGGTACGAAGTAATGAAATACACGCATCGCAGCGGTAAAAGAATCTTGACCGAAATTAAGTTGTGGGAAATAAGCATTGTTACATTTCCAGCAAATGAACAAGCTAATATTGTTAGAGTGAAAAAAGTTGTACCATACCAGAATCTTCCACTTGCTGATTTAGATACTGCATGGGATGCAAATAAAGCACGCGAAAATGTTAGAAAATGGGCAAGTTCAGATGGTTCCGGTGATCTAGAAAAGATAGACTGGGCTAAGTATCGTAAAGCATTTTTGTGGTATGATGAAGATGCAGAAGATACACTTGGAGCGTATAAATTACCAATTGCAGACGTAATTGATGGCGGATTGAAAGCAGTTCCACGAGCTATTTTTGCAGCAGCTGCAGCAATACAGGGTGCGCGCGGTGGTGTGAATATACCTGCCAGCGATATTGAACTTATTAAAGCACATCTCGATAAGTATTATACAAAGTTAGACAGAATACCGCCGTGGGAAGAAGAAGAGAAAAATATCGAGCTGGATATTTATACAATGTTAGGTATATCTCAGATTCTTGAAACTAAAGAAGGTAAAGTGTTAAATGCACGAAATAAAGAGCTAATAAAGGAAGTCATTATGTCTTTGGCTAAGCTTCTCGAAGCTGCAGGAGAAGACGAATTCGTTAAGGCACTCGGCGCTAACACTTCTGAGCCGTCCAATGACACTCAAGAAGAGCAAACCGAGCCGCCAGAAGAAAAACATATAAGAAAGTTAGATGAGGCTATAGCCAAACTGAAAAGGTTATTTTGAAAGGAGGATTAACTATGGAAAACAAACTTAGTGAGTTTATCGATACCGTAGAAAGTGGCTTGAAGAAAATAACAGATGAAAAAGAAGAGCTAAAAAAAGAAGTTAAAACACTGGCTGAAAAACTTGAAAGCATCGAGATACTTGTGAAACGTCCGATGGCTACAAAAGAGGGTGAGAAAAACATGGAATTGAAAAAAGCGTTCTTTAACTTTGTTAGACACGGAGTAATAGAAACAAAAGCGCTGGTAGAAGATACTACAGGACAAATACTTGTTCCCGAAGACTTGCAAGCGGAAATAATGCGCGCTTTGCCTAAGCTTACTATTATGCGCAACCTCGCAACCGTACGACAAACTAACAGAGATAGATTGAGATACAGAAGTTTGACAGAAGTAAGCGTGGGCTGGGGCAAACTTGAAACCGGCGCGGCTATTACAGAATCAACGCCAACACCCAGCGAAGCTTACCAGTACGTGGAAGATCTCTATGGCCTGGTGAAAATCGGCGAAGATGAGCTAATGGATAGCGACCAGAATTTGGAATCAATTATCGTGGATTCTTTCGCACGCGCTATCGCTGCAGCCGAGGATACCGCATTTATCGCCGGAACCGGACATGCAAATGGAGAGCCGGACGGAATTTTGAACGGGACCACAGTTACGAGGGTAACCGCGGGACAAGCTGGCGCGATCACAATAGACGACATTTTGGATCTTATTTATGCGGTTCCTGCGCAATATCGTAAAAATGGTGTGCTTATAGTTAACTCAAAAACTGAGCTTGCCCTAAGAAAGTTAAAAGACAACGATGGTCAGTATCTCTGGCAGCCTGCAGTTCAAGCCGGTGCACCTGCAACATTCGCAGGATTTCCTATCTATAACCAGGACGATATTGACGAAATACCGGATGTCGGCTCTACTGGCAATGTTGCGATATTTGGAGATATTAAGTCGGGGTATCGCATCATAGACAGGCTTGGGATAACAGTTCAAAGATTGAATGAATTGTATGCTGAAAGTGGCTTGGTTGGAATAAAAGTTCATTATCGCGTGGGCGGAAGCGTTATAAGACCCGACGCGATGAGAGTTTTGCAAGTTCCCGCAACATGATTTTGAGGGCGGATTTCCGCCCTCGTTGAGGTGATAATATGCGCATAGTTTCTTATACACCAGATAGTTCTTTGCCCCTAACAATTGATGAAGTGAAAAACTTTCTTAGAATAACACATACAGATGATGATGCAATGTTGCAAGAAGCTATTAAACGTATAACAGAGTTAGTCGAAGACATTTCAGGATACACGCTTAGGCCGACAACAATAAAAATATGCGAATCTAACATACTATCGCGTTACATTGCCATGCCGTTTATACCCGTGGATACAGTTGCAGAAGTTATTGCCGACGATGAGGATATAACGCAACTTGTAGAAATTGAAGCAGATGAAATTGTTGTGCTGCCACTTTATGGATATAACAAAGTTTATATAACCTATCAAACTAAGGCTGCGGACAAGGAGATTTTGAAACAAGCAGTTATGCAAGGTGTAGCGCTTGAATATGAGCACAGGGACGGTACTTCTGTGACCCAAAGAATGTTAGATATACTTAAGAATGTTAGGAAGGTGCGCATATGAATGCCGGAGAATTAAGACAAAAACTTACAATTCAGACGTTAACTCGCACACCAGATGGATATGGAGGATATACAAAAGCATGGAATGACTTTGCCACAACTTGGGCGAAAATACAGCCCTTACGTGGCGATGAAAGGTACAAAGCACAGCAAGTTATGAATACAGTTTCTCATAAAATAACGCTAAGATACTTAGATGGAATTAAGCCACAAATGCGTGCAATATCTGGATCGCGAATATTTAACATTCTTGCAGTCATAAACGTTGAAGAAAAAAACGAGCTAATAGAACTGCTATGTGAAGAGGTGATCTCGTGAACATAAAGGTTAAGATAAAAGGCACAGATGAAGTTATAAAAAACTTAGACAGTTTTAACAATCATATAGAAAAAGAAGTCGAAAAAGAGATAATTAACACAGCAACAAAAGTCCAAGCCGGGGCAAAACAACGATGTCCCGTAGATACAGGATCGCTGAGAAATTCAATTTCTATAAAAAAGTTAGATGATATGGAGGTTGAAGTTGGAGCATATATGCCGTATGCAGCTTATGTGGAATTCGGAACGTATAAAATGAAAGCGCGACCATATTTATTCCCAGCATTCGAAGAAGAAAGGCCTAAGTTTCTTAGGCGCCTTGAAAAAATAATGGGAAGCGATATGAAATGAAATCACCACTTTTGGAATTACAGCAAAAGGTTTTTCAATGGCTAACAACCAGCCTAACATGCGATGTTTACGATGCGGTACCGGATGGAGCACCTATGCCTTACGTCGTCATTGGCGAAGATACTGCAGTAGATTATGCAACAAAGTTAAACAAAGGATCTGAAATAACACTAACAATACACATATGGAGTGATTACGACGGCTACGCTGAGGTTATGAATATAATTGAAACAATCGTAGATACATTTAATGATTCTTCAATGCAACTAACAAACATAGAGGTATTTGGAACAGTTGATATGGTTGAAGTAATGCGGGATCCGGACGGTTACAGGCACGGAATTGTGAGGATTAGATTTCAAGTTCTGGAGGTGAGTTAAAATGGCAATTTTTAAGGGTGTAGATGTTTTGTTGTATTTGCCGGGAACACCAGACACTCCTATCGCCGGGCAACGAAATGCAACACTCAGTCTTAGCAGCGATACCATAGATACAACCGCTAAAGACACAGGAGATTGGCGAACATTCTTAGCCGGACTTAAGTCTTGGACACTCAGCTGCGATGGTATATATACAACATCAGACAGCGGAATTTTAGCGCTTGAAAATGCATTTATGAATGGAACGGTGATCAATGTTAAGCTTGCAAAAGATACGGAATGGAGCGCAACAGGGCAAGCAATCATAACATCCTTAGATTACGATGCATCGCTTGAAGACGCAATGACAATCTCGATTGAAATGCAAGGTACGGGCGCTATAACTATCGCCTAACTTTGTTAGGAGGTGAATGAAATGGCAATTAAAGGCGTAGATGTTGTTGTAAAAGTAGATGTGTCCGGAGTTCCTACAATCATAGCCGGACAGCGAAATGCAACACTTAGCCTTAGCGGGGACAATATAGATACGACCGCAAAAGATACCGGCGACTGGCGAACATTCTTAGCCGGACTTAAGTCTTGGACGCTTAGTTGCGATGGACTTTATGTAGATGGAGATTCAGCTTTAGCAGAGTTGCAAACACGTTTTGAAGCTGGAACAGCAGTAACAATCACAATGGAAAAA